TAGAGGACAAGCACATAATGATGATGATAGCACCAATACTGTTGGTATAGTAACTACCACTGCAACTTCTACAAGTATAAGTGGATATGGGACTACTACTTCTACTTGGTATGAAACCTCTAATTTCTTACAAGTTCCTGATTCTGTAATTGGTATAGAAAAGGTTTTTAAATTTGATAGTAGTACTATATCAACTGGAATGTTTAGTATTAAATATCAGTTATTTTTAAACGATTTATATCAATTTAATTCACTCGATCTACTTCAGTATGCAATGACAAAGACTTATCTGGAAGATATTGATCGACTATTAACTACAGATAAACAAATAAGATTTAACCAAAGACAAGATAGATTATATTTGGATATTGATTGGGATTCGGAAGAAAAAGATAATTGGTTGGTTATTGATTGTTTTAGGATTTTGGATCCTAATACATATACTGGTGTTTATAATGATTCATTCTTAAAGAGATATCTAACTGCTCTTATTAAAAGACAATGGGGACAAAGTTTGATGAAATTTGTTGGTGTTAAATTACCTGGTGGAATTGAATTGAATGGTAGACAGATGTATGATGATGCCGTTATTGAACTTGATAAGATTCAGGAAATGATGTCCAATACATATGAAGTTCCTCCTCTTGATATGATAGGATAATGTTATGGTACTTAATCCTTATTTCACTCAAGGCACTAATTCTGAACAAAATTTAGTTCAGGATTTAATCAACGAACAGTTAAGAACATACGGTGTAGAAATATATTATATACCAAGAAAGTATGTTGGTGAAAAAACTGTTATAAGAGAAGTTGTTAAATCTAAATTTGACGTAGCTGTTCCACTTGAAGCATATGTGGACAACTATGATGAGTATTCTGGTGCTGGTAATTTATTAAGTAAGTTTGGAATCCAATCTCAAGATGAGGTTAGATTAGTTATTTCAAGAGAAAGATTTGAAAATTATATAACACCTCTAATAGAAGATCAGGCAAATATTAAACTTTCTACAAGACCTAAGACTGGAGATTTGATATGGTTTCCACTTGATGATCGTCTTTATGAAATAAAAGATATTGAGTATGCAAAACCATATTATCAGTTACAAGATTTATATACATATGAACTTCAATGTGAACTTTACAGACTTGGTGATGAAGTTATTGATACTGGTATTGATGATATTGATGATAATTTAGTTGGTGATGATTTAGATGGTGATACTGATGATGGTATCGGAACCATTCAAGGAGTTGTTCAAACATTTATTGTTGTTGGAACTGGAGCAACTGCTTCCGCTATTACAGGGTTAGTTGATGGTGGTATTAAAGCTATTACTATGGGAGATAGAGGTGGTGGATATGACGGAAATCCAACAGTTGCTATTAGTTCTGCACCTTCTGGTGGAGTAACAGGTATTGCTACTCCTATAATGATAGGTGGGATCAATGTATGTAATTTAAATGCTAATCCACGATTAAAATCTGTTCAAGCAGCATATATTTCAAATGCAGGATCTGGATACACTGAGGCACCAAAAATTAGTTTTATATCAAATACTGGAACTGGTGCAACAGCAACTGTAGGGATATCAACTACTGGTGGTGTTGGTATTGTAACTATTTCATCTGGTGGTAATGGATATACTTCGGTTCCAACAGTAACATTCTCAACTCCAAAACATGTAGGTGCTGCAGCTACTGCAACTATAGAAAATCCTGTTGTTGGTGGTGGTGTTAGTGTAACAAAAGCAACTATAAGTGTTGGTTTATCTACGTATCTATTCCCAGGAGGCACTACTGGTGGTGCTTTCTATAAGGTAGTACCAACAGTAACCTTTGCACTGCCTACAGGTACTGCAAATGCTGCTACAGCAACGGCAACGCTTGATGATAGGGCGGTAACGGGTGGAACAGTATTAAGTGTTGGAATTACATCTGGTGGTAAATTCTATACAAGTGCTCCAACAGTAACATTCTCTGCTCCTGTTGCTTCAGGTGCAGCTGCGACTATTGGACTTGCTGGATCTTCAATTAATCCATCTTCAATAGCATTTAGTACAACTGGTAGAGCATATACAACTGCTCCAACAGTTGCTATAACAACATCATCTGGTCAAGATGCACCAACGCAGGCTGCTGTTGGTATTGTGACTATTCATTCCATAACAGGTGTTGTTACTGCAGTTGGATTTAATACGCAAACAGATTCATGGGCTGCTGGTACTGCAGCAACTATTGGTTCTGGATATACTGTTGCACCTACACTTACATTCTCTGGATCTACTGCACAGGTAAGAGCAACTGGAACTGCAACAATTTCTGCTGCTGGTACTGTTACAGCAATTTCTATAGGAAATAGTGGATATGGTTATCTTAATACCCCAACGATTGAGATAGAATCTGCTGGAGGTGCTGATGAAGCATTTAGAGCATTAGGTGTTGCAACAATGAGACTTACTTCTGTTAAGGCAGATGGTACAGTAGGAATTGGATCTACCTATATGACTGGTATAACTACAACTGGTATTATAGTTGGAGATAGAGTAAGATTATCTGCTGGTAGTAGTGATACATATAACTTTATTCCTGCAGATACTTATGTATCTCAAATTGGATATAGTACAATATACATGTCTGCTGCAGCATCTAATGTTAGTGTTGCTTCTTCTAACTTTGAATTTGGTTTACCTGGTTGTGGTATTGTTACTGGTATTGCAGTTACATTTGGTGGTGGTGGATATTTGACACCACCTACAGTATCAATATCAAATACTGAAGGTGACAAAGATTATGTTGCACGTATTACTGGTATAACAACTGCTACTGGTATAGCAACAATGAGTTCTGGTGGTGTAGTTACTAATATTGATATGACCGATACTGGATTTGGATATGTTCTCACACCAACAGTTACTTTATCAGATCCAGATCTTGATTCGACTGGAGATTATAAGTTTAATGAGCAAGTTACAGGACAGACTTCTGGAGCAACAGGAAGAGTTAGAACTTGGAGTTCTTCATCAAATCAATTAGAAATTGCAAGTGTGGTAGGAACTTTCCTTATTGGAGAAGATGTTAAAGGTGATGAATCAGGTGCTATTCATGCATTAAGGACAAAAGATGATATGCCAGATGCAGAAGATTCTGAAGGATTTGCAGCAAATAAAGAGATTGAAGATGCTGCAGATAGTATTTTAGACTTCAGCGAACAGAATCCATTCGGTATTCCCTAAATAGTAGTTAATCTTATAAAATAAAATGTTTGAGTATTTTTACAACGAAATTTTAAGGAGGACAATTATATCCTTTGGAACCTTGTTTAATAACATTACTATTAAGCAGGATGGTGGTGTTGTAAAAGTTCCTTTGGCATATGGACCTACTCAAAAGTTTTTAGCAAGAATTGAGCAGTCACCAGATTTAAATAAACCATTTGCCATTACTTTACCAAGAATGTCATTTGAGTTTACTGGTCTTACATATGATTCATCAAGAAAGGTAACTACAACTCAAACATTTACTGTAAAAGATCCAGATTCAGATACTGCAAGTAAGAAAGCATATATGCCAGTTCCATATAATATGCAATTTGAACTTGCTATTATGTGTAAGTTAAATGATGATGCACTTCAAATTACAGAGCAAATATTACCATATTTTCAACCAGCATATAATTTAACAGTTAATTTAGTTTCAGCATTAAACGAAAAAAGAGATATACCCGTTATACTTGAGAATGTAACAATGCAGGATGATTATGAAGGAGATTATGAGAGGAGAAGAGTTCTTCTTTATACATTGAGATTTACTGCAAAGACATACCTATTCGGTCCTACTTCCGATGCTACTGCAGACATCATCAAGAAGTCTACTATCAATTACCTTACTGGTACAGATACAAGCAATACAAGAAGAGAACTCACATACTCTGTTACACCGAAAGCACTTAAGGATTATACTGATGATATTGTTACATTGGTATCAACAGATGTTCTTGCTGCTGATAAGACAATAGATGTTGAGGATTCCACTAATATTTCTGCAAGGAAATATATTGATATTAACGGTGAGAGAATATATGTAAGATCTAAATCTGGTAATACTCTAAATGTAACTAGAGGAAAAGATGGAGCAACTCCAATAGATCATGTAAAAGGTGCAGAGGTTAAGGGTATTGACTTTACAACTACATCCACAAGTGTTGGTACTATGGGTGTAGATAGTGCTGCTATTCCTGAAGGAGATGACTTTGGGTTTGATGGTACAATTACTGATACTACATCATAACAATGACTAAACAATTGGATAACACCTTTAACATCTCATCTACTGAAGTAGTAGAAGCAGATGAAGTTAAACCAGCTGTTGGGAT